ACTCCCATTTCACCTATTAGGAAGAATGTATGGCAGTTGAATTATTTGGATTTTCTATAGGAAGAGTTGACAAGGACGCAAAAAATAAACAATCTTTTGCACTTCCTGAACCAGAAGATGGCGCACTTGAAGTCGGCCCCGCTGGTGGAGCATATGGAACATATGTCGATCTAGAAGGTGTCGCAAAAAATGAACAAGAATTGATCCGAAAATATAGGGAAATGGCAACATTTCCTGAATGTGATCAAGCAATAGATGATGTTGTTAATGATGCTATAGTTGCAAGTAGGGAAGAATCTCCTGTCAGCATTAACCTAGAAAAATCTAATCTATCAGATAATATTAAAGAAAGTATAAAGGAAGAGTTCATAGAACTAGTTCGTTTGCTTGATTTTCGAAAAGTTGGATTTGAACTGTTCAGAAAATGGTATGTTGATGGTAGATTATATTTTCATATTATTATTGATGATAAAAACCCCAAACGTGGTATATTAGAACTACGCCCGATAGATCCCCTTAAAATAAAAAAGATTCGACAACCTAAAGTTGTTCAAGGACCCCAAGGTGCAGAACTTGATACTGCTGGATTCCAAGAATATTATGTGTTCAATGAAAGGGGTATAGGAGGCGGTAGCGGAGGCGCTACAGTTCAAATTTCTAATGATTCTATCTCTTATGTACATTCTGGTATATTAGATGCCGATAGAAAAATAGTTTTAAGTCATCTCCACAAAGCAATCAAACCCCTTAATCAATTACGTATGCTTGAAGACGCGGTTGTCATCTATCGTATCTCACGTGCTCCTGAACGTAGAATTTTCTACATTGATGTTGGTAATCTACCCAAGATTAAAGCAGAACAGTATTTACGTGATATTATGAATAAATATAAGAATAAATTGGTATATGATTCCAATTCTGGTGAAGTTAAAGATGAACGTAAGCATATGAGTATGTTAGAGGATTACTGGCTTCCACGTAGAGAAGGTGGTAGAGGTACAGAAATTACAACATTGCCTGGAGGGGAGAATCTTGGTGAATTGGCTGATGTTGATTACTTCAAAACAAAACTATACAAAGCACTCAATGTTCCCCCTTCACGGTTAGAACAGGATTCAGGCTTTATACTAGGACGAGCAGAAGAAATTTCTAGAGATGAGGTTAAATTTACTCGTTTCGTTGAGAGATTACGTGCTAGATTTAATATTTTATTTCAAGATATTCTTGAAAAACAGTTACTTCTCAAGGGAATTGTTTCTTCTCACGATTGGTTGATGATAAAAGATCAAATCATTTATGAGTGGCAGACCGATTCTCATTTTGCGGAATTAAAAGATGCTCAAATGATGAAAGAACGATTGAGTATTTTAACTAGTGATATGGGATATCGTGATGATGTTGTTGGTAAATTCTTTTCTATAGAATATATCAATAAAAAGGTTCTTAAATTGACTCAAGAAGAAATTGATGCAATACAAGATCAAATAGAAAAAGAACAGGCCGCAGGTGACATAAAACCTGATGAAGAGCAATGGGGAGAATATGATCCATCAAAAGATAGGCCTGATCTAAAAGTAATAAGTAATTAAAATTTATAAATAGTATAAATATAATAAATACCTATTAATAGAGGATAAATTTATGGCTGAAGCAGTTACAGTTAGTGATATTGTGTCTATGTCCGTTGGTGGTAATAGCGCGGGAGTGAAATCTGCAATAGGAGATGTACTTCAACAAAAAATAACAGTCGCATTGGAAAATAAGAAAAAAGACATTGCGCAAACTTTTTTAACTAAAACAGAAACAGACCCGAAAGGGCCGGAAAGTTCAGAGGAAATAACAGATGGCAGCAGAGACACAAGTACTACTTGATAACGAAAAAAAATATGTCGCGAAATTCTTTTCAGATGCAGATGAATCGGATGTTAAGAAGGTAGATTTATCTACACTTGCTTGGGCAAAACATACAATGACTTTATCTGGAGCAGCAAGCCCAAACTTTAAAATTGGTGAAGTAATAACAGTAGGAGCAGCAGAAACTTTTATTGTTACAGGTTTTACAGCCGGAGCATCTACATTAGAAGTTGTAGGATGGGATAATACAAATAAAAAAGCAACATCAATTGATACAGCATCATCCAATGGAGATGCGATTGTTGGTGGAGTATCCGGAACTAATACTAGAACCCTTGCAAATAGTGGTAACTTGACAGGCCTGGTGTGGAATGTACTAGTTACTAAGATAATGTGGGCAACAATTGGTTGTCAAGTTGGAATTGAATGGGATGGATCTACTGCGGAAAAATATATTGGAGAATTTGGAGGTAATGGAAGTTGGTCTTTGCCTGGAATGGAATTACCAGGAATAGGAATAAACGCAACTGGTGATAGCTCTGAGGTTTTAGGAGATATTCAATTCACTACAGCAGATCAAGCTGGTACTGATTCATATACAATTATAATGGAATTGAAGAAACAAGCACCAGGATATGATATTCCAGCATACGAAGAAAATACAAGTTTGGGATACAGAGTTGATTACGCACTAGGAAATTTCACATAATAGGAGAAAATTAATGAGACTTATATGCGAACAATTAGAAGATGTAGAATTTATATGTGAAGCTTCCGCAAAAGGGAAAGATTACTTCATTGAGGGTGTATTCATGCAAGCCAATGTGAAGAATCGTAATGGTAGGTTATATCCTAAAGAAATATTAACTAAAGAAGCTAAGAGATACGAACAAAATTACATCAAACAAAACAGAGCTTTTGGTGAATTAGGTCATCCAGAGGGGCCAACGGTCAATCTTGAAAGAGTTTCCCACATGATACAATCACTAAAAGAGGATGGAAACAATTTCGTAGGTCGAGCCAAGATTATGGATACACCTTATGGAAAAATAGTAAAGAATTTAATCGATGAGGGTGCCCGGTTGGGTGTTTCATCTAGAGGAATGGGCTCCTTAAAGCCTATGGGACGCAATTGTAGTCAAGTACAAGATGATTTTTATCTTGCAACTGCTGCTGATATTGTGGCCGATCCTTCTGCACCTGCAGCATTTGTTAATGGTGTTATGGAAGGAAAAGAATGGATATGGGATAATGGTATTCTAGATGAACGCCATGTTGCCCGAATCGAAAAACAAATTAAACTTTCTCGGAAAAATCTAGAAAAAACACAGATAGATGCTTTCGAAACGTTTATCTCAAGTTTATAAATTTACTAAATAATACACAAAGTAAAAACACTTAAATTAGAACAAATTAGGAGATTTAAATGTCTGAAGAAATTTTGACCAAAGAGTCTGAAGAAATGACAGAAGAAGAGCTTTCTGAAAAAAAGAAAGTTGCCGCTGAGCAAGATTCTTCAGATGAAAAAGAAGAGGAAGTAGAAGAAGCGAAAACTTCTAAAGCCTCAGTTAAAAAAGAAGAAGGTGAAGAGGAAGAAGAGGGCGAAGAAGAAGGTGAAGAAGATCCTGAGCCTGAAGAAGAAGCCGTAAAAAAGGAAGAAGTTACTCCAGTTCCAAAGACCAAGAATGGAATGCTGAAATCTGTTTACGAAAAACTTAATAGTCTGAAAAAAGACCAACTAGCAGCACAGTACGAAACTATTCTTAAAGCTACTGATCTCGTTAAAGAAGATGATGAGAAAGAAGAAGAAAAAGTTGAATCAAAACGTACTAAAGCAGCAATTAAAGCAGAAGATCTTAACATTGATGTAAAAGATGATGTTGAGGCACTTATACAAGGTGAAGATGGTCTAACAGAGGAATTCAAACAAAAGGCCTCTACTATTTTCGAAGCTGCGGTACAAGCAAAAGTTTTAGAAGAAGTTAATAAAAAAGCAGATGAAATTGAAACTCAATTAAAAGAGGATCAAGATAAATCTAGCGAAGACTTCCAAAAAGAAATGACCGAAAAAGTTGACGGTTATCTTACTTATGTTGTTGAAGAGTGGATGTCCGAAAATGAATTAGCAATCGAAAAAGGAATTCGTTCCGAATTGGTTGAAGATTTCATGTCTGGACTCAAAACTCTTTTTGCAGAACATTATATCGACATCCCTGAAGAGAAAGTTGACATGGTTGACGACTTATTCACAAAAGTTGAAGATCTTGAAACCTCTTTGGATGAAGAGATTAATCGTGGAGTAGAACTCCAAAAAGAATTGGCTCAGTTCAAAAAAGATGATGCCATTAGCGAAGTCACAAAAGATTTGGCTGATACGGAAACCGAAAAAATTTCCAAATTAGCTGAAGGTATCGAATATGAGAACCAAGAGCAATACATTGAAAAGTTAAATGTTCTTAAAGAAAGTTATTTTCCTAAATCTGATGCTGTTACTTCAGAGATCACAGAAACGGATGAAACAATTGAAGTTCCTGATGAGAAAACGGAAGTGAAACTACACGAAGACATGGAACATTATACATCAGCGATAAAACGCTATAATTCATAATAATTTTTAATTTTATAACCTTATAGGAGAAAATATGTACCTAGCTGAAGACCTTCAAAAAAAGTGGGGTCCGGTTCTTGCACATGAAGACCTCCCTCCGATTAAAGATAACTATCGGAAGGCCGTAACGGCAGTTCTTTTGGAAAACCAAGAGAAAGCAATGCGGGAACAAGCCAGCCAAGGAAGTGGCGTGTTTGGGAATATTCAAGAAGCGGCTCACGCAAACAAAACTGGTGGAAACATTGATACCGTTGATCCTGTTTTAATTTCGTTGGTTCGTAGAGCCATGCCTAATCTCATCGCTTATGATGTTTGTGGAGTTCAACCGATGACTGGTCCTACCGGACTGATCTTCGCAATGAAATCTCACATCACATCTCAAGCTGGTGTACAGGCAGCAGACTCTGTTGAAGCCGACACATCCTTTTCTGGTAGTGGAACACATTCTGCTAACAGTAACCCTGCCTTTGCTACCATGACTACTGGTACTGGTACAGTAACAGCGACACAAGAAGCTGATGTGACTATCGGTGAAATGGCATTTGCAATCGACAAAGTGACAGTTACCGCCAAGTCACGTGCACTCAAAGCAGAGTACACAATGGAATTGGCACAGGATCTTAAAGCCGTTCACGGTTTGGATGCTGAAACTGAACTTTCGAATATTCTGTCAAATGAGATTTTGGCTGAAATTAATCGTGAAGTTATGAGAACCATTTATACAAACGCAAAGACTGGTGCGGCACATAATACATCTACCGCCGGTACGTTTGACCTTGATACAGATTCTAATGGCCGTTGGTCAGTAGAGAAGTTCAAAGGTTTGATGTTCCAGATTGAGCGTGAAGCAAATGCAATTGCAAAAGACACACGGCGTGGAAAAGGTAATGTCCTTATCACATCGAGTGATGTTGCATCCGCCCTAGCAATGGCCGGACAACTTTCAGGTGCACCTACGGGTAATGACTTGAATGTTGATGACGCAGGAGCAACAATGGTTGGTACTCTTAATGGTCGATTCAAAGTTTATGTCGATCCTTATGCACCATCCTCTGCAACTAACTTCTTTACTGTTGGTTACAAAGGTTCATCTGCATATGACGCAGGATTGTTCTACTGTCCTTACGTTCCGTTGCAAATGGTTCGTGCAGTTGGTGAGAACTCATTTCAACCAAAGATTGGTTTCAAAACTCGTTACGGGCTTGTTTCTAATCCTTTCGCAAATGACACAAGTTCCGCAAATAACGGAGCAGGTGATGGTTCACTTACAGCTAACGCTAACCGTTACTATCGCCACGTTATCGTTGCAAATCTTATGTAATCCTTTTTTAAGGATAACATTGAAAAGGGGTGGACTTATGTTCACCCCTTTTTTTATGCTTACTAAATATTA